AAGTAGTGGCTTTAGTTTAAAAAATCTTAATGATTATGCAGTAGCAGTGAAATCACCGTAAACAATTGCCAATGGTTGTTCAACAGCCAAAGCAACTTGAGCCTCAATACGAGCAGTGATGTTGTTATTCACAAAGTTAGTTCCTTCTGTTTCAGAAAACTCTAAAGATAAACCTTCAGTAGTTACTTTGTTTACTCTTGTCCAATCACCTACATAGTATTTGTTAGCAGCTAACCAAGTGGATTTAAATACTTGAACTCCTGCAACTCTTAAAACTCCAGCTTCGTAAGTAACAGCAGAAGCTAAATCCATTTGAGCAGTTTTCAATATAGAAAGGTAGTCAGTTGGTCTGATAACGATACCATTTACAGTATAGTTTGCATCTTCTAATTTACCAATCTCATTGATAAGCATTCCTGCTTTAGAACTTCCTGTTATGATTTCAGTTGAAGCTGTAGCAGCACCTGCTAATACTGTATTGAATGCAGTATTTTCAGCTTTTAAGTAATCTCTTCTCAATAAATCAGGAATAGCTGAAGTAATGTAAGATAAGTTATTACGCATTTTTTTAGAGTAACGAGCAAAACCAGCAATAAAGTTTGTTGAAACATCAACAGCAGTAAAGTCGTAATCTCTTTGGTTTTTAGCACTTCCTTCAGTTTGCGCTCCGATTGATCCTTCTCCAGCACCTTCAACAGTATAAGTATAAGTTCCACCGTTAATGTTAATGTTACCTGTTAAGTCAGCAACGTTTAACGTTTGTGATGGGAATCTAACAATATCGAAGTTGTAATCTCTTGGCTCTTCTCCAGTAAAGTTAGCAGTAGTCATGTTACCTACAGCTTTCAATCTGATTTTGTTGTTTTCACCAACAGTAGCAATTCTTTCAGCATTATCTTTAATTAAAGATTTGATGTTGTCAACATTTGCATTAGCATCAGCTTTAGCTTTCTCTTGAAGTTTTACATCCAATTTGTCAGCGTGATCTTGTACAACTTTCAAGTCAGCAGTAAATTTAGCTTCCAATTCTTCACGTACTGATTTAATATCAGCTTCGAAAGAAGATTTAATTGAAGCAGTTAATTTTGTTTCGAAAGCATCGATTGCGCTTTTTACTTCTGAAGCGGTTTTAGTTTCTAATCCGCTTTTAATGTTTGCCAATTCGGCCAATAATTTTTCGTCCATTTTTATTTAATTTTTAACGAGTTTGTAAATGATTTTAAAGTGTCTAATATAAGCGGCTCATCTTCTGGAGTGTCATCTTCTAACGGCTCGTCTGTAAGTGCTTTTAATAATGTTTCGATTTGTTTTAATCTGGCATCAGAATAATCTAAATCGTAAGCTTTTGTTATCAATTCCATTAAACCATAATGCGATTTAATAGCTTTTATATTTTGTACTGTACTCAATTCGTTTGCTGCCCAACTTGACAAAAATGAATATTCAGCAAGTTTATACTCGGTAATTAGTGATTTGTTTTTTGCATCTCTACTTATTACACGATATCCAATACTTAACTCCGCATTTAGATTGCTATCATGCATAAGTTTAACATCAGTAAACATATCACGACCTAAATCCTTCTTCATATTAAATTGGGTTGTAGTAAGCAAACCATAGTTATCTTTAGTATCAATCGCCAAAGGAACACCAATCATCATTGTTGGATTATGGTCCTTTAACACTCGGATGCGTTTAAAGTTTTCCGCAACCGTTTTGTTAAACGATCCATAAGCGGAAATATCACCATCGCTGTCTTTAACATTGTAAACATTAGCATAAGCTGTAACAACGCCTTTGCTATCGTCTAACTCTTTTAAGTCGTATGCTAATTGTTTGAACTCTATTCTATCCATTGAAATTAGTGTTTATAGATACAAAGATATAAATTTTATTTAGACTTAATATAAATAGTATTTATTTTTTTTAGAATGTAAAGAAAGTTTGTTTTAAGTCAAAATAAAATCGCATTGCTAAAGCATCGGAATAGTCAGGCGAATGCCCTATTAATTCTTTTACTTTTTCTTTTGGCAATATCCTTAACTTACCATCTTGATCAATTTTATCCCTTTTAACCTGTTCTAACTCTTTGGTTATTACATCTTGAATGTCGGCATTATTGCAATCAATAAATAGTTTGTTGGCCTGGATTAGTTCAGCCAATTTATAATAACATTGCGTTTTTAGGTTTTGATATTCGACATTATTGTTTTCCTCTTTTAATGCTTTGGAGTTATTTACAAATCCTTTGCATCGGACAATATCCACAACACCACCACCAACACCATCCTCATCGGCAATCACGTTAGACAATGGAACTCGATGTTTATTCATTAATGATTTGATAGCTTCAGCAGTTTCAGTAATACTTGATTTGTCTAAAGTAAATATCTCAATAACTCTGAATCCACTCCAAACAAGTATAACCATCTTATCGCTTCCGTATCGAGCAATATCCGCACTAATATACATATCACCAGCATCAACAAAATCGTTAGTAAATATGTTCTGTATTTTGTCAAAGTCAATAAGCCTTGCAGGATCATTGTCAAACTCCCAATTGCCATAATACAACCTTTGCTTACTATTCTCATCTAAAGCCAATAAACTATCTAAATATGATAACGGTAAGTTTGGATTGTCAGTTGGCAATGATTGTATAAACTTTCTCGTTTCGTTTATAGTTCCGGCAGCAGTTGGAATGTAAAACTTTGAATAAGTCCAGTTCTTTGCAGGGTTACACGTTCCTAATATCTTCGGAGTTAAGTTATATTCATTTAGTTTATATCTTATCCTCGATGTAACTATTTGCCATGCCTTAAATGAAATTTGATTGCACTCATCTATAAAAGCACCGGTTATCTCTAATGAACCTAAACTATCAAAATTTGGATCAGCGGGATATGAATAAAGATCCTTTAATAGTATTTCGCTTCCATTTGTCCAGGTGATCACTCCTGTTTGACTATTGTAGTTATAACAATTAGATAGCTTTAAATTGGATGTAAGTTCAAAGAAAGTATTTAAAGTAGTTTCTTTTAATGTCTTTAGCTTTGACCTTCCCATTAGCCAACGAGTAGCTGGATAGGTTTGACATTGTTCAATAAGCCACAAAACACCGAGAGCAGATTTACCACCACCGGCAGCACCGCCGTATAATATTTCCTTTGTTACATTATCTTTAAGATAATAAACAGCGTGTTCTTGCTTAATTAATAGTTTCATTTGGTTTTATTCCACTACCTAACGAAATAATGTTTGTAGTGATTTCCCCGGAGTGTTCTTGTTGAACTTTATCGCCAAACATTTTAGGATAAAATTTAGCCATTTTCCATTTTAAAGTTTGCACTAAAGTATTATAAGTTGAAGCGTCAATTTCTTTTGCCAATAACATAGATCTGTAATCATCCATTTCATTTTCTAAAGCTTCGGCTTTGTCTTGCACACTGTTTATGTACAATGTTCGTAATTCATCGTTCTCACGCTTCCAACGTCTAAAAGTTGACCAACTTGGATATAAGTTGTTTGAATCCAAAACTTTTATAATGTTATCACCTTTTGCAACTAACTCGCAAATTTCAATACATAAATCAAAATTATATTCGCTTGGTCTTGCCATATCTTTTTTTTAAATACGTTAAACCTACTCTATTGCTAAAGTAGGTAAAGAGTAACTTTAATTTACTACTCCCGTTAATTTTTATTAATTAAATTTCTAATTGCTATATTCTTTTTAACTTCATCGTATAGTTCGCCATTAAATTCCAATATGAAATCAGTTCCGTTTAAAACAAGGCACATCGTTTCACTATCGATTACATAACAACCGTTAACATCAGCTATAACAAAATCGAAATTTCGATATTCCTGATCATGTTCCGTTTCAATTAAAACACGTGGCTGCTTCATATAACAAAGATATATAAAAAATAATTAGAAAAATGTTTGGTAGTTTATTATAAATAACTATATTTGCTTATTATTAATTATTAAATCAAAAATTATGAAAGCAATTAAATTAACATTAGAACAGTATCAAAGAAGTTTATTAGCTAAAAAATTTACTCACGTTTGGCTTTATTCAAAAAATGAAACTAGACAAAGAACGCATAATAATTCTATATTTTTATCAAGAACAATAGGAGAGCCATTTGCTTGTTTAGTTATGGAATGGAATGGGTGTATGTCTGATGCAGATTTACAAAAAGTATTTGGTAAAGATGTTTTTTACGATGGAGGAGTTAGTCCTGATGATAAACAAAATATGAACGTAGATGTTTTTTACGTTAAAGGATTAGTAAAATAATAACCAAGTGGAGCAGCATACTATAAACTGCATTAACAATTAAACTAAATAATAATTATGAAAACATTTTTAAGCAAACAAAAGTACCAAGTTTATGCAATAGCAGTTATTGCAGTATATTTTTTAACTCGATTTTTATATTAATCATTATGAGCATAAGAGCAAAACAAAAGTTCTATAACCAGGCTGTAATACTTGGAATAGATTTAAAGGATTTGGATGTTGAGAAATTAGATTTTTCAGCACCACTAAAACACAAGAGCAGTTTTAAGAAACGAGCTTCAGAAATAAAAGAATTATACAATTACAAGTTCCCAGCTTATATTGAGCCACGCAGTTTTGATTTCGGATTGTTTAACATTGAATTTAAAAGAAAATGACAGATCAAGAAAAAAAGGAATTAGACTTTGTATTAAAGACCGGTTTCAAATGCGCTATTGGAATAGCAGTATTCTTTTTTGCATTATTAATTTTAACATCTATACTATGAAGAAGTTAATATTAGATTCGATAAAAGATTTTTGTAACGAGAACTATAATTGGTTTGATTACTATATTAACTCCAAAGGCTTTGAAATTTACGACAATGATTTTAATTGCATTGCTGTAGTTGATTTCGAGGTTGAGGTTGAGGTTTATCGAAAGCCATGTACAGGTAATTATTTTAATCCTCCGGAAACAGGTGAATGTGATTTTATACTTTACGAAATATTTGTACATGAAGTATATAACTCAAAAGGTCAATTATTGCCAAATTATAAAGTGAAATTACAAAGCGAATTAGATAACATAAAAGGAAAAATAATATGACAGCAGTTGAATGGTTGGAAAAACAATTAGATATATCCAATGGATATCAAAATAAAATTAAACCATTATTTGAACAAGCCAAAGAAATGGAAAAGGAACAGTTAGAATGCGCCTGGAACTCATCGGATCAAAACATGAGATTTCAGTTTAGTAGTTCAGCATATAAACCAATCACATTTAAACAATGGTTAGAAATTTTTAAAGAAAAATAATTATGAAAAAAGAAAAAAATTTAGGAGGCAGACCAAAAGCATTTATAGACGATGTAGCGGTTGTATTGCCTATTTCAGTTCCAAGTAAAGAGCGTGAAAGATTACGGATCAAATGGAACAAAGATTTAGAACAATTTAGAATTAAAAAATAAATTTGTTTATTAATTATAAATTACTATATTTGCAAACGAGTTGGTCAGAACTCTAAACCGGAACATAACTATTTCCCTCTGACGATTTGTACTGACCTACATTTTGAAAGAGGGATTTTTATTTCAAACTATTATGAAAACACTATTTGACAATTTAAAAGAAGAACACAAAATGCAGTTGGAAGTGATGAAAGAAATTTATCCAAACTCCCACGCAAGATTGGTAAAAGCATTAGAGGATAATTATTTGTATTCTCTGCTGACAATATCAGACGCATATACATTGGTTTTAAACACGAGTAACAAAAGCTTTTCAATAACTAACCTATCAGACCTATTTTATGAGTAATTTACCAAAAATTAATGATTTATATTCCGATAAACTTTCTATTCAGAAAGCGGATGTATTTGTAACTTTAATGAATCAGCAACCTAAACAAGAATGGGTAAAGGATCACCCATTTATAAGAGGTTATAAATACCTACCTATTGAAAGGATTGAATATTTATTAAAAACTATATTTAAGTCTTATAAGATTGAAATTACAGGCCAAGGCACATCGTTTAATGGTGTTTGGGTAACTGTTAGAATTCATTATTTGCATCCGGTAAGTGGCGAATGGTTGTTCCATGATGGAATTGGTGCTTCGCAGTTACAAACTGCTAAAGGAACATCCCCTGCGGATTTAAACAATATCAATAATGGTGCTTTATCAATGGCCTATCCTGTTGCAAAGACAATAGCTATAAAAGATGCTGCGGATCATTTTGGTAAGCTATTCGGATCTGATTTAAACCGTAAGGATTTAATTAATTACGAATTAGATTTGACATTGATTGAATTAACACCGGAGCATCCTAATTGGAATAAGGTAAAAGAAGCTGTAAAAAGCGGTAATTATACGATTGAACAAATACGAACTAAATACAATTTATCAGATGAAAACGCAAAACAACTTATTTAAAGCACGAGCTTCCGCTTCAGGAAAGCTAATGACTGCTCCAAGATCAAAGACTGAAACATTATCAGAAACAACAAAAACTTATGTTTATGATTGGTTAAAAGAAAGCATTTACGGCATTCGTAAAAATATCAATAACAAATATTTATCTAAAGGATTATGGCTTGAAGATGAAGCTATTGATAAAACTATTGAATTATTAGATTTGTCCTTTGCTATTAAGAATGAGAAATTTTTTGAAGATGATTATTTTACAGGCACTCCGGATTTAATTGTTGATGGTGTTGTTTACGATACGAAATGCAGTTGGGATTGTTTTACATTTCCATTATTTGACAATGATATACCAACTAAAGATTATTATTATCAATTACAGGTTTATATGCACCTTACAGGATGTAAAAAAGCATGTTTAGTTTATGTATTGTTGAACACTCCTGAAGAATTAACTTATGAAGAAAAACATAACTACGATGATATGGATGCAAAATATAGAATTAAACATTTTGAGATTGAGTATAATGCAGAGGTTATTGAGCAATTACAAAATAAAGTTTTAGAAGTTAGAGAATTTATAAATAACATTAAATATTAGAAATTATGGCAGAAATTCAAGTAACGTTAAACGCACAAGCGTTGCGTAATTTAGTAACAAAAAGAAGTTACAAAAACAAAGATGGTCAGGATGTAGAAGTCCAGGAGATTAAATTTAAATTAGTTGAGGTTAAAGAAGCTAAAACTATATTTACTTCTGACAAATACAAGATTAATAAAACGCATTTCGCTTGTGTTATTCAAACAAAAGAGGAGCGAGAGGCCAAAGCCGATACTATTTACATTGGCGAAGGATTTACAACCGTTTGGAACGCTGATAATGTACAAGTTCATCAGGCAGAGGTTATCAGTCCTAAACCTGTTGTTGAAGATGATTTACCATTTTAATATTATTAACAACCGCTGCGGTAGTAAATTAATTTTTGCTACCAAAAGCGGTTTAATTTAAACCTTATAAAAACTATTATATGAATTATAAAGAATTTATTGAAAACAAAAAACATTCAATAGGTAACTTTGGATTTAAGGCAAACTATATTCCGGATATAGCATTTGACTTTCAAAAGTTTGTTATTGAAAAAGCTATTTTAAAAGGGCGTAGTGCTGTCTTTTTAGATACAGGATTAGGTAAGACTTTAGTACAATTATCTTTAGCTAAAAACATTGTAAACCACACTAACAAAAAGGTTTTAATTTTGACTCCTTTAGCTGTTGCATTTCAGTTTATACTTGAAGCTGAAAAATTAGGTATTGATGATATCGAATACTCAAAAGATGGTAAGCACACTAAAAAAATAGTTGTTTGTAACTATGAGCGTTTGCACTACTTCAATGAAAAGGATTTTGAAGGTGTGATTTTAGATGAAAGCTCCATACTTAAAAATTTCGATGGAAAAATTAAACAAGAGGTTACCTCATTTGTTAAAAAAATCCCTTTTAGATTTTTATCAACTGCTACACCATCCCCTAATGATTTTATTGAATTAGGCACAAGTTCCGAAGCATTAGGATATATGGGTTATATGGATATGTTAGGTAAGTTCTTTAAAAACAATCAAAATAGTGTTGATAGTAATAATAGAAATATTGGAGAAAAATTTTATTTAAAACCACACGCTGAAAAGGATTTTTTTGCTTGGGTAAATCAATGGTCTATTATGGCTAAAATGCCAAGTGATTTAGGATTTAGCAATGAACGTTATAACTTACCTGAATTGATTGTAAATAAACACGTAGTTGAAAATCAAAGTTTATTTGATGTTGATGGTCAAATTTCAATGTTTGTTCCTATTGCTAAATCTATGACAGAAGTAAGACACGAACAAAAGCAAACCGAAGAAAAAAGATGTGAAAAAGCTATTGAATTAGCAAAAGGCAAAACCTCTGTTTATTGGTGCAATACAAATAACGAAAGTAGTATTTTAAAAGCATCCGATAAAAATGCAGTTGAGATAATAGGAAGTCAAAGCATAGACAAAAAAGAAGAAATACTTTTAGCGTTTGCAAATGGCGAAATTGAAAGGCTAATAACCAAAGCAAAAATGACTTCTATGGGTTTGAATTGGCAACATTGTAATCATTCTGTATTTTTTCCAACATGGAGTTATGAGCAATATTACCAAGCTATAAGACGTTTTTGGCGTTTTGGACAAACAAAAAACGTAACTATTGATTTAGTTGTTTCAGATGGACAAACAAGGGTATTAGAAGCCTTACAGCAAAAAACAGAAAAAGCAATACAACTACATAAAAATTTAACTGAAAATGTTAATCGTTCATTTGAACACAAAGTAAAAGAATTTAACAAAGAAATAATAAAACCTAACTTTTTATAATTATGGAAAACAAAGTAAAAGACCAAGTAGTAACAGATCGTTACGCTATTTATAACAGCGATTGTATGTTAGTAATGCCAACACTTGAAAAAGAAAGTATTGATTTAAGTGTTTATAGTCCACCTTTTGCAGGATTATACAACTATTCAAGTAGCGAAAACGATTTTAGTAATTGTGAAAGCAAAGAACAATTTTTAGATCAATATGAGTTTTTAGTAGCTGAAATTTCAAGAGTAACAAAATCAGGGCGTATAACTGCTGTACATTGTACTGATGTATTTGACAATACATGTCGACTTTGGGATTTTCCAAACGAAATAATTAGAATACATACTAAATATGGTTTTGAATATCGTAATCGTATTACAATTTGGAAAGAGCCATTAAAAGTTCGTATGCGTACGATGGTGCAAAGTTTAATGCATAAATTTATAGTTGAGGATAGTACAAAATGTTTTACTGCTATGCCTGATTATGTTTTGGTATTTACAAAAAAAGGCGAAAATAAAGTGCCTGTAACGCATCCTTTCGGAATTAATCATTATGCCGGTGAAATACCAATTTTACCCAATATTTTAAGAGCTTGGAATAATGCAAATAATTCTGATTTAAATGAAGTAGAACTTTGGGATTATCTTAATAATCATAATGAGGATGATAAAATAACAAAACTAAATCATTATATATGGCAAAGATATGCTTCGAGTGTTTGGGATGATATTAGAATTGATAATGTTTTACCTTTTAAAGATAGCAAAGAAGATGATGACGAAAAACATGTACATCCTTTGCAATTAGATGTAATTGATAGAATTGTTGAATTATATTCAAATCCTAATGAGGTTGTTTTAACACCTTTTATGGGTGTAGGTAGTGAAGTCTTTAGTCCTGTTTCAATGGGAAGAAAAGCAATAGGTATAGAATTAAAAGATAGTTACTTTAAACAAGCTAAATTGAATTTACAAGAAGCTACAAAAAGATTTAAAGAAACTATAAAACAAGAAACTTTATTTTAGTGATATGAACAAACAAAACAAAGCGCGTTATACCAAACTATTTATTGATGATAAACTAACACGTTATCCATCGTTTATAGGTCGTGAAAATGCTATTCCGCCCCCTAATTTAAAAGAAGCCGGAGCTAATGATTTAACAAGATTAGTAATTGATTTTTTAAACATGAGTAATTGCCAAGCGGAGCGTATTAGTTCACAAGGTCAATACAGG